TGAACTGCTGGGACTGAAGTACGGAGAGCGTGCTGAGCCGTGGGAGGGTGCGTGTGGTGTGTTCCACCCCCTGCCGAACGAAGCCGCGATCAAGTTTCAGTCTGCGACCATCATGGAGACCTTCCCCGCAGCAGGACCGGTCAAAACCCAGATCGTCGGTAAAGTCACTCGCGACAAAGAAGAAGCTGCCGCACGAGTGCGTGAGGACATGAACTACCAACTGACCGAGAGGATGGTTGAGTATCGTCCCGAGCATGAGCGGATGCTGTACTCGCTGTCTTTGTCAGGGTCTGCGTTCAAAAAGGTCTACTACGATCCGGCTCTGCGCCGTCAGGTGTCTCTCTATATCCCGTCAGAAGACGTGGTGGTGCCGTACGGTGCGTCAAACATCGAGACGGCAGAGCGTGTCACCCATGTGATGCGTAAGACCAAGAACGAGGTACGTAAGCTGCAAGTTGCTGGTTTTTACCGGGACGTTGAACTCGGTGAGCCGCAGAAGATCCTCGACGACGTCGAGAAGCGCAAGGCTGAAGAGCAAGGCTATAGCGCCACTGAGGATGATCGGTTCCGGCTGCTTGAGATGCACGTGAACCTCGATCTCGAAGGGCATGAAGATAAAGACGACGATGGCGAGCCGACCGGCATCGCGCTGCCGTATGTGGTGACGATTGAGAAGGGGACGGGCACGGTGCTTGCCGTGCGACGTAACTATCTTGAGGATGACCTCGCTCGGCTTAAGCGTCAGCACTTCGTACACTACGTGTATATCCCCGGGTTCGGGTTTTACGGGCTTGGCCTCGTGCACATCGTGGGTGGCTACGCCCGTGCCGGGACGTCACTGATCCGTCAGTTGGTCGACGCAGGGACGCTGGCTAACCTGCCGGGTGGGCTCAAGACTCGTGGGCTGCGTATCAAGGGCGACGACACTCCGGTCGCCCCGGGTGAGTTCCGTGACGTGGACGTGCCGAGCGGCAGCATCCGGGACAACATCCTGCCCCTGCCGTACAAAGAGCCGAGCCAAGTGCTTGCGCAGTTGATGGACAGAATCATCGACGACGGTCGCAGGCTCGCGTCGATTGCCGACTTGAAGATCTCTGATATGTCGGCGCAGGCCCCCGTCGGGACGACGCTGGCGATTCTTGAGCGCATGCTCAAGGTGATGAGCGCAGTGCAGGCGAGGGTTCACTTCGCCCTCAAGCAAGAGTTCAAGCTGCTCAAAGGCATCATCCGGGACTACACCGACGCTGATTATGACTACGACGTTGACGGCATGCAGGGCCGGATGGCGAAGAAGTCTGACTTCGAGCACGTGGAGATTATTCCGGTCAGCGACCCTAACGCTGCCACGATGGGACAACGGATCGTCCAGTATCAGGCAGTAATGCAGCTTGCGCAGGCTGCGCCTCAGATCTACGACTTGCAGGTGCTGCACCGGCAGATGCTTGAGGTGTTGGGGGTCAAGAACGCTAACAAGATTATCCCGATGGACGAGGACCAGAAGCCCAAGGACCCCGTCACGGAGAACGTGGAGTTGCTCAAGAGCAAACCCGCCAAGGCGTTCGATTATCAGGACCACGAGGCTCACCTCGCGGTTCATTCCGCTCTGATTAACGACCCCTCACTGCAACAGATGCTTCAAGGTAACCCGATGGGTGGTCAGATCATGGCTGCGATTCAGGCTCATATCATGGAGCACGTTGCGTTTAAGTATCGCCGCGACGTCGAAATGCAGTTGGGTGTGACTCTGCCGCCGATGGATCAGCCGATGGACGAGGGAACTGAGATGGCCGTTTCTAAAGTCAGTGCAATGGCAGCGCAACAGCTTCTGCAAGCCAATATCGCCAAAGCACAACAACAGCAGGCTCAGCAGGCTGCTCAGGATCCGATTGTTCAAATGCAGATGCAGGAACTCCAACTGAAAGCGCAGGATACTCAGCGCAAGATGATGGAGACGCAGGCCCGGATTCAAAACGATCAGGCAAAGATCGCGATTGAAAGCAAGAGAATTGACGCGCAGACACGTCAGAATAATGTAAAGAACCTCACCAACGCCCTGAAGGGGAATCGTGGAGTATAATAAAGTTTTAGACCACCTCATGCGTGAATACGCAGAAGAGGTTGCGAGTAATACCCGGTCTCTAGTCGATGGCGCTCCCAGAACACTGGAGGACTACCGGTATACGTGCGGTGTGATTCAAGGTCTCAACATTGCACGCTCTTACATTGAAGACCTTTCGCGAAGACTGGAGAATCTTGATGACTGAAACCACAGATAACCCCAAATCGGCTACGCAACTGCCGGAGCCCAAGGGGTGGAAAGTTCTGTGCGCGGTTCCTGAAGTTGAGGATAAGTTCGAGAACGGCCTGTTTAAGCCTGACTCGACCGTTCGTGTCGAAGAGCACAGCACTGTGGTGCTGTTTGTCGTGAAGCTGGGTGATATGGCGTATGCCGATGCGTCCAAGTTTCCGACGGGTCCTTGGTGTAAAGAAGGCGATTTTGTTTTGACCCGTGCCTATTCCGGCACTCGTTTGAAGATTCATGGGCGCGAGTTCCGCCTCCTGAACGATGACATGGTCGAAGCGGTTGTCGAAGATCCGCGCGGTATTACCCGTGCTGGCTAACCAAGGATACAGTCATGGAAAAAGTTGAATTCGAGTTTCCTGACGAGCAGGAAGCTAAAGCTAAACCCACCGAAACCAAAGCGGAGCAAGACGAATCCGACATCGAAGTCGTTGACGACACCCCCGAGAAAGACCGGGGCCGTGAGCCGTCCGAGCCGCCTTCGGAAGTAACTGAAGACGAACTTGAGTCTTACTCCGAGAAAACCCGCAAGCGCATCCAGCACCTGTCTAAGGGCTATCACGATGAGCGCCGGGTTAAAGAAGCCGCCCTTCGCGAGAAGGAAGAGGCTCTGCGCTTTGCGCAGCAGATTCTCGAAGAGAACAAGCGCCTGAAAGGTTTCGCCGCTGAGTCGGCTAAAACCGTGCGTGAATCGGAGAAAACCGTCGCTGAAGCCGAATTGGCTCAGGCTCGTGCCAAGTTTAAGAAGGCATACGAGGACGGTGATGCTGATGCACTCGCTCTTGCGCAGGAAGAGATCGCCGAAGCCAAAATCAAACTTGTTTCGCGATCTGTTAAAGAAAATACTGTACAAGAAGAGAAAGAAGAATATAATCCGCCCAAACCCTCCCGGGGTCCCGATCCAAGAGCAGTTCGCTGGCAACAGGAAAACTCTTGGTTTGGTCAGGACAAAGAGATGACCGCCTTTGCTCTGGGAGTGCACGAAAAGCTGGTCGATAGCGGTATTGATCCGACGTCGGATGATTACTACGATAGGCTTAACCGGAGACTCCGGCAGGTTTATCCCGATTCATTCGAAGAAGTCGAGACCGAAAAGCCCGTTAAAAAGGCTAAGCCCGCTAATGTAGTAGCTCCTGCAACACGCAGCACCGCGCCCAAAAAGATCGTGCTGACTCAAACGCAGGTTGCCCTTGCAAAACGACTCGGTGTTCCTCTGGAACTCTACGCGAAGAAAGTTGCTGAAGAAATGGGGAAAGCAAATGGCTGAAAATCGTACTGAACGTAGTCTTGCTGGTCGCGATGCGGATACTCGTGAGCGCAAGGTCCGTCAGTGGCAACCCGCCGCTACGCTTCCCGATCCGACTCCGCAAATCGGATACGCTTACCGCTGGATCCGTACTAGCATTCTTGGGCAGGCTGACCCGACCAATGTGTCTGGGAAGATGCGTGAAGGCTGGGAACCTGTCCGCGCGGAAGATCACCCTGAATTGATGCTTGAAGCAAACAAGTCGGGGAACATCGAAATTGGTGGGCTGCTGCTGTGCAAGACTCCTATGGAGTTCGTCGAACAGCGTGACGCCTTCTACACCAAACAGGCTCGGGCACAAATGGACTCGGTCAATAACACGCTCATGCGTGAGAATGACCCGCGTATGCCGCTCTTCAAAGAGCACAAGTCTGAATCATCCCGTACTGCGTTTGGCACTGGATCTGTTAAATCTTAATCGGAGGCCATAATGGCTACTGTTGCTTCTCCTTATGGGCTGCGTCCGATCAATTTGATCGGCGGACGTCCCAATCCCGGCGGCGCAATGCGTGAAGTCCCGATGACCGTGAATACTGCCACGGCCATTTACACCGGTGACATCGTTCTCATTGGCGCTTCTTCAGCCGGTCAGCCTACCGCTGCCGCTGCAACCCCCACCACCTCGACCGGTGGCGTGATCGGTGTTTGCGTTGGCGTGAGCTACGTTGACCCGACCCTGAAGTATGTTGTGCACGCTCAGTATCTGCCCGCCAACGCGGTCACGAACGGCTACACCAACATCGTCATCAAAGTGAACGACGATCCGCAGCAGTTGTATCAGATTCAAGCTGCTGCTTCGGTTGCTGCGACGACCCGTGGTTATCAGGTGGCTGTTGAGAACTTTGGCGGTAGTGCTACTACCGGCCTCTCGTCCGTCCGCGCTGGTACTCCCGCCCGTACCCCCACGCTGGCACTTCGTGTGGTTGACTTCGTTGATGCGGGCTCGAATTTCACCGACCTGATCGTCAAGTTCAACACCGGTGTGCATATGTACGACGCCACCACTGTTACCGCAGCGTAAGGGGCTAAATCATGGCTATTTCACGTTCCCAACTGCTCAAGGAACTCCTGCCCGGGCTGAATGCCCTGT